TTATGAATTGCTATGAACTTATCTCCAGCAAATGTGCCACCAAGACACACTTCAATCTCGTCACCATCTTTCCAATTGGTCTCACCATTCATTTTGGTGTGAGTCATTGCTACTTGAATCTCATCAATTACTTTTTGTGTTAGTCTCATCTTGCTATAACCTCCTCTAAACCAAACACACTAAACAATTCACACTTTGCTGCTAATACATTTGTATCTGCATCTCCATTTACTTGACGGTCAATAAGAGTAACGATACGAGTAACCTCATAACCTGCTTTCCTTAGTGCTTCTACTGCTTTGATAGCAGATGATGCTGTTGTAGTAACATCTTCTAGAACAGTTACCTTAGAACCTTTTGGTAGTTCTGGTCCTTCTACTTGCTGTCCTGTACCATGATTCTTTGGTTCTTTACGAACTATAAGACCATCCATCTTCTTCTTTATAGCAACACCAGCAACTAGTGGATCAGCACCTAATGTAAGACCTCCTACTGCTACAGCATCATCATCTACAAGTTCTGCCATCAAGGAAGATGCTAACTTCAATCCCAAACCATTCAGAGTAACTGGTTTGCAGTTGACATAATGTGGACTCTTTCTTCCAGAAGATAAAAGAAAGTCACCCTTACGATATGCTTTCTCTTGCAAAAGTTTTATTAGTTCCTTTCGCTTTTGTTCTTTGTTTAGATGCATCATCTGTTGAACCTATACTGTATAGCATCTTTGATTGAATTATACTCAGCAGACTTTCCATCTTCGTCTGCGACGAAAACTTCGTCAAACCCAGACTTCTCTATTATCTTTTGTCTTATCTCTAATTGCTTCTTCTCTTTCTGTATCCTACGTAAGAAAGCATAGTGTATAATCTGAGTGAAATATGCAAATGGATTCTTTGATTTCTCAGGGTTGAAGTTATTGATGTACTGCACACAGTTCTCTATACCATCACAAATCATATCCTCCTTAAACATATAGTTTACGAAGTTCGGCTTGTAACTCAAGTGAGTAGCAATCTTTAGGAAGCATTCCCCAAGATAATTTGTTATACGGGGTTTATCTTCTCCCCTTATCTCTGCCAACTGAATAGAATCCTTGTATGCAATTATTGCAGCAAGAAACTCTTTGTTATTAACATAGTGTTCAGATCTTTTTCTTGTCATTATGACTAAGTTATATGATGTAATTATAGCACAGCTTGACAGTCTTGTCTAATTGATGTACACTAACCGTGTGGCGGTTCAGGGGGAGCTTCAGGTTGTTGAGGTTCTTTAGAAGCATCTGGACCTTCATAGAGTTTATCTAGAATACTTCTTGATTTTTTTACAGAATTTATATATCCCATATGAGGACTTAGTTCGGGGTGCTGCCTTTTGAATCCATTAGCAACAACATCATCATAAGTCTGCAATACCATCTCATCTTTGATTTCAGATATAGTAATTATTTTATCCAATGATACTACAAATGTATCATCATCAGTCATTTTCATCCAAGGTTCAAATTTATATCCCATAGGGATATTCGCTCCGTAGGAGCGAACCTCATGACAGATCAAGGGACTATCAACAACAATCTTTTCTTCAGAAGATGAATAATCTACAATAACTTTACCCAATATTTCCTCACCACTAACTAACTTGATTGCTGCTAGAAACTCATCAATAGGATCTTCTGGATTGTTTTCAGACTTTGATCTGAATAATTTCATAATTAAATTTCTCCTCGTTGTAGTATTTGATGCGTTCAATAAGATGATTCAAAGTATAATTTTGTTTTGAACCCTTCTTAGTGTCATCAGCTACATCATATAAGGTTGCGTTTACTTTCCCAACGCCTTTTCTAAGGACTCTACCGATGGATTGGAGAGTACGGATTCTGGACTTTGAGGGACTGGCGAAGATGATGTTGTGCAACCGCTTAATGTTAATCCCAGTACTAAAAGTACCGTAGCTAGCGATGATAATTGCATTGTTTTCTTTCTCGGTAAGTTCCCGAACTTCTTCTCGTTCGGTTGCGTCAACTCCACCGTGTACAAAGAACACAGGGCGTTCATTAGTATTTATGAGGTCATATAATATCTGTCCGTGGGTAGCAACCCTACTGTAGAGAATTAAAGTGTTACCTTTCAAGTCCAGTGCTAGGTTTTTTATAAACTTATTTCTTTTTTCATGTGATATAAGGTACTGTACTTCATCCTCATAGAGATCAAATATCTTTGGGTCATGCTTGAGTAGAAGAACTTTGATATTCAACTTGGCAAGATACCCTGCTTCTTGTAGATCCGAGGTATTAATAATTTTATACGACGGTCCGAAAAGACCTTCCAATACCCACTTGTGAGTTTGTGTGCCATCTAACGTACCTGTAAATCCGTAGCGATATTTAGTATCATATAACTTAGTCATAATACTAACCAGTGACTTAGATTTGAATTGATGTGCCTCATCACCTATGACCACATCATACTTGAACCATGTCTTAGGTAGCTTGTAAATTGATTGCCAAGTTGATATAATAACCTTCTTCTTACTAAGAAGATCTTTACCTGCATAGATTTTATGACAAACTTCTTCAACATCCCAACCATAATCTATAAAGTCCTTATACATTTGTTCTACAAGAGAAGTAGTAGGTACAATGATTAGAACTCTACGTTGATGTTCAACATGATATCTTGAAATAGCATAAATCATGAGAGATTTACCACTACCAGTAGGAGATATAATTAGTCTTCTATTTCTTTTCAGTGCATCTGATATTCCTTCTACCTGATACCCTCTTGGTTTATGTCTTGATATTGCTGTAACGTAGTCCTTTACACCTTCATCAGATATCTTATCATTCTCTTCGTATGGTAAACCATAAAACTTACTGTCTATAAACTCCCATTCATAATCATGTCTCTTACAAAATGAAGTAACCTTATCTAATAACCCTACGTATATCTCGTTCTTTTGTATATTGAATAATCTTATCTTACCATCCCAATACTTACTACGGTACTGAGGCATGAACTTAGCACCTGGTACATCGAATGTAAAATTGTCAGACAACTCATGTGCTACATGAGGTTCACATTCTATCTGAAGAAATACTTCGTTCTTCTTTTTTATTACAACGTTAGCCATAACCTGCAGAGAACCTACGCCACTCAATTGCATTCTTTATTTGATAGGTTCTATTAGTTACTTGCTTTAGTATCTCTTCAAGATACTTGAGCATAGTATCGTAGTATTCGATCTTGAGTTTTGTCTTGGTGAGTTTTTCATCTGCATCAAGATACAACTTCAAGTCATCTTTATCTCTGACTTTATATGGAAAGGGTTCTTCTGCATACATGTCTGCAGTTGCTTTCCCAGTGTAATACTTCCTACGTTCTAATAGAAGAGTTGAGTACTGTTGTTCATCACGCTTTCGCATGAGCAGTATCGTATTATATAGGTCGTAATATTTACAATGTAACTGTGGTATTTTTAGTGACTCATTATCAAGTTCATCTTGATTCATACGTGAGTCTTTCTCCCACATGTTCTGTATGCCTTCTACAGTACAGAAACTAGACTTCTTTTCCATTAACATCAATCACAGTGAACATAGTATACTTAAAGGTTGCTTGAGCAGTAAAATATTGCTCAGTTTCTAAGGTAGAGTTGAAAGGTATTCCACTAAGAGATACTGGAAATAGATCTCTAAACTTTACTTTGACTGACGCATTGAAATTACTATTCAATATCATCAGTGTAGCATCAGATCTCTCATGGAAGTCATCATTATCAGAATTCTCAGGTAAAAGATTACCTTGAGATTTTAGTTCAGCAAACTGTCCTATAGACTCAGGGAATCCCAATGCAGTCATCCATTGATATAACTGTAGGTAATTTTCCATTTCTTCATCTACCATAAAAGATAGATTCAGATCACCATACATTAGTTTATCACCTGGTACAGGAATATCTCTAAGGTAATTGGTTTGTATCGCAGTACCTAATGATAGATCAGGTATGTTTGCTTGATTACAAAAGAAATCTACCTTTGGACATCTCTCCAATAGGAACTTGAACCCAACTAAGGATAAAAAATTCCTGTTAGATACCTCTTGATATTTAAGTGGATGAACTGATTTTCGACTTCTTGGCACTAGTAAGCGTACTCGTGTAATATATCTAATGCATTATTTAGGGCTTGTTGAGCAGCCCATCTTTCTTTGTTATCCCATTCAGGATACCAAATCTTATCATCTATTCCTTTTTTTATTTTTAATAATCTAGATTCCATGTCAACTTTCTTGAGTCTTCCGTTCATGGTATCCTTTGTTACCGTCGTATAGTAGTTAGGTAATTTATTACGTGTTCTCGTATTTCCATCAGCTCTTCAAAACATTCCTGATTGTGAGCACATGATCTAAGTCTATGATCTGGCTTGTGAACACTCTCTGTAAAAATTGTAAGTGCATCATTCCATTTTTGATTTTGTTCCATCGCATAAAAAAAGAGACCCCTCTATATAGGAGTCTCTTTTGAAATTATAAGCGTCTCGCTTACATTAGGTTAGTAACCTTAACACGTCTGTAGTATCTGTTGCTAGAAGCAGTGATACGTCCAAGACCCTGAGTAGTACCTTC